ATTTTCCACTAGATCATTTCCAGCCGTGGTATTGGGAGCATCAAATCCATACATCAGGCCAAATGAATCAGGAGTTAAGATAAGGGTTTTGGCAAGTGTCCGGGCAAGAATGAAATTTTCGTCATGGTTGAAAAATGCCTTTGTATCACTCATGTCAGCATTATCAAAAGCCCCGGGGGCAATCTTTTCCTTAAACCATCCCATTTTCCTGCTTGTGCTGTTATAAACTCCCCCGTAACCAGTAATATGGCGTGAATTGGTTCCGTCTTCACGTTTTTTTATCTTTACTGAATTAGAAAAAAACCGGCATTCCTTATTCCCCTGGAGTAATTTTATCATTGCATTGGCGTATTTAGTAAACCTTCATCGGCAATTTGCTTGCTCGAAATCATGTTTAAGGGCGTTAAATAACCATCTCCTCCATCCCTTGGATTTTCGTCCTCTTTTTCCCTCACATCGTTGGGCGAAAGAACACCCCATTGAATCATAGTTGCGTAATACCTCCAGCGTGAACTCAAATCTCCCCGCAGGAAAGCATTGGTATTAAATTTCACCTGGTATAGATCCTGTTCAGTTTCAGTAAAAAGTTTATCAATAAATTCTTCTTCAAAGCGAACCAGCCATGGCATCATGGTATAATTAATAAAATCCAGCCCTTGCTGTTCAATGTTATTATTGGTGGCATGGTCCAGACTTTGCATCAGGTGAAGTGGTATTCTGAAATAACGGGCAATTTCCTCTACTCCAAATTTGCGGCTTTGCAAAAATTGTGCATCTTCTGCATTCATACCTACTTCAGCCACCTGTATCCCGGCTTCCAATATGGCAACCTCACTCATATTGGTATAAGTGCCATATTTATCATTCCAGGAATTCTTTAAACGTTCGTAGGTTTTATCGTCCAGCTTGCCGGGCATGGTTAAAGCCATGCGTTTTGCAGCCCCGGTGCGGAATAACCCGCCTCCATATTGCTGTTGTGCCAGGCCCACTCCAATAGCTTCACGGGCTGTGGCAATAACGCTCTTCCCTTCAATGCCATTAAAACCGAAGCCCTTTATATGTATTATGTCTCTCTGGTTGATGGGAACTTCGAGCGCATTGATCTTATACCACAGATCGCCCTCAAAAATAAATGGTTGTACATCTTTTGGATGGTAAGGTATGCTTAAAGCAATAGGCTGGGCATTCTGATCCCTTATAATTCGTGAATAACCATTTCCCCACAGGGCAGCGCAGGCCATCATATGCTGGCGCCAGGAGAAAGAATTCTGAACATTATTTGGTTTTCTGCGAATAAGCCTGGAGGCAGTATGCCCAATTGCCAAATCCTTTCGCTTTCCGTCTACTTTAAACACATTTGCAGGCAGCATCCCCACGGTATCCGAAAGAATTTGAACGGCGCTCCAAACAGAGCTCAGTGTAATGGCGGTCTCGGCAGAAATAGGCACACCGGCGCTATTATTCATGCCCAGGATATTACTTAACCATGCTTTAGGATTTCGTAAGGTAGTTTGATCACCGTAGGTGGCACGTTTCTCAAAGAGAGGAATTCCCAATAACCGGAATTGTGTTTTCTGAACGTTGCCCCGATCCATTTCGATTAAAAACTAAGTTTATAATCTTACAGATCAAATTTTCAGAAATAGTTTCCCGAAAAATGCGCAACATTGTTGCATTTTTTTAAAAATATGCAACATTGTTGTCATAAAAAAAATGATTTAATTAACTATCAGGAATTTACAGCCCTCAAAACTGGTAAGAATCATTCTAAACAAGGCAATTTTTGAGCCAATTTTTTGACAAAAATTAAATTATAGCCCTGGAAGGGTTGGAAAAGTTGATTATTCAGGAGTTATTAACCTTAAAAATCTGTATTCACGGCTGGTTCAAAACATTTTTTACCTGTTGGGAATCTGTAATTTATCGGACTATAGGCAGAAATTAACTGGCTTATCCATTATCTCTATTTTTTTAGAGTGAAACCTTCAAGTTCAGCCATGTGAATGCGGATATTCTTTTTATAAATTCTATTAGGATGTTCTATTGCATGGATCCATTCCTTTTTGGGGATTACGGCATTTTTGCCCGTCATGGCCCCAATAATAACCATATCAATACCCGGAAATATAATCCCCTCAAATGATCCCAGCAACGGTTCTATACTTAAAAATCTCTTGCCAGTCGAATAATAAAAGAAATCTAAAAGTTTTTGCTGGTTCCCTGAAGTTATTGTTAATCCTATCCTGCAATTTTCCGGGAAAGAAAAACCATTATATCCAACTGGGTTTTTCGTTAGAAACATGAATGTATGCTGGGGACATTGTTTTGTTATCTCAATTACTGCATCTATCCATTTGATATTTACCCAGTCACCAAATAAATCGCACATAGAACCCACAAAAATTACAGAAGGCTTTTTAAGCAATAAAGGCTCGTTTAGTCTTTCCTTAAAAAATACCGGGATTTCCCAATTAGGAATGAACTTAAATCTATCATTCATTTTTTTTGCATAACAATAACTGCATCCATACTGGCAACCCACAACCGGATTCCAGCTTTTCTGTGCCCAACCAATAGATTTTGAAATATCATTCATTTGCTAATTCGATTAACCGAAGCTAGGATTGTTAATAAATTCCTTTTTCCTTAACTCCTCCCTTAACTTCACAATTTCATTCTCCATTGATTCCAGAAAGACCAATAGCTTGATATTATCATATATGCCGAGTCTTTCACATCTTTCAAGTTGTCGCTTTGTTTCTCTCTCTTTCCATAATGCCTCAGTCTCCATACGGAAAAGTTTTAGTTCCCGCTTTTCATCTTCAAAACCTTCGGTTTCTTCAATATCCCAGCAAGGATCACTTATCCAATTCTGCTTTAATTCTTCTATCTGATCAAAAGTTTTCATACTTAATTCTTAGTAAATACCTATTAATCCTTCAGCTCTATGGCGCAGCCTATGCTTTCTTTGAATTCTTACCGGGGTTTCATTGACTTAGGTGTGTGTTTTAATATAATTCCAAATATCTTCCGCAGTTTGATATCCTGTTGGACCGTAGTCTGTTGGATACCAAACTTCATATGGATGGTCTAAGTCCGTAAATAGTGAACGTCCGGAAAAGCGAACAGAAATGGTACCAGCTTTAATTTTCATTTTACATTGATACCCATCTGTTTCATATGGGTAAAATACCATATCATCTCTCAAGATGGGCTCCATTTCAAATACTTTTAAGTTCTTCCTTAAACTTCGGAGCAAAAACTCCGTGCCTTAAATAAAAAGTTTCCCCCCGCAATTCAGGTTTTAGCTCTTGTAATTTCTGCCTGGTTCGCCGTATGCTTTCTGTATCAGTAAAATATCCCTTCAAAAATTGGTCTGCGAAGCCCCAGAACGAAGTTTCGTTAATTTCCGGTTTCTGTTTAGCCCATACTCTCAGGATTAATAGCCTGTCATTATCCCTTGTTTCAGGGCATTTTAGTAGAATGTCTTCCACAGTCCGTATTATTCTTGTGCTGCTCATTTTGCCTGGTTTAATAATTTAGAAAATGCATTACTTAGTTGCGAATTAAGATCCGGATTAAACACGCTGGATAAACACGGAGCTTCCGAATCATTGAGCTCATTATCTTTCTGCACGCTGCATGTATCCGGTTCTTTATTACTATGCAGGAAGCATGGTTGTAATTTGCAAGGGCTTTTTATGTCAATAGTTTTAACATATTTGTAATATTTACAACGGCTCTCGCTTGTAAATGCAGAGTAAATACCAATGGCGGGTTTCCCTATTCCTTCCCGGAAATGCAGGTGAGCCGTATCAGTGCTGATCACCTGGTCTGCATCGTAACAATCCAGGAAAAAAGCAGCCATGTTCTTTGCATTTATAACGCATAACCGGTAATCTTTTTTCAAATGAATAAAAACCCTGTCACGGTTTGTCAGGTTTTTCTCGTGAATAAAAAGCATATCCTCCGGTGCATTTGGTCTTATAGCATTATATAAATTTTCCAGGCTCATGCTTCTCATATTGGAGGTTGCCCGGGGACAAAGAAGAATTGATTTAAGTCTCGGTTCAAATTCCCCCATAATTTTCTGAATATTGCTTGGCAAAGAATTAATTCTATCCTGCCTTAAGCATGGTCGGCAGAATTCAGGCAATGGATTGTCAATTCCAATAGTAGAAAATATTATTTCATACCAGTTCTTGGGACTTCCATTCTCTATTTCGCCCCTGTACATAAATCCCCGGGTATATTTCAATATACTTACCAGTTCTTCAGCATCCACTTTTTCAAAAATAGACCCCTGGTAAGTCCGAATCAAGTTTGGAGGATATTGCCACCAGTCAAAAATGGGATAGGATATTTCATTTGTAATAAAGATTATATGCTTTTTAGGCAGAATAAAACGAAGTGCAGAAAGAGCAATAATGTCTCCAATGGCGCCAGGCTTCATCATCATAATATTTTCAATATCTCCATATTGATAAGGAGCCAGAACATCTGCAAGTTTAATCATGCGAAAATGCTCATTAAACCCCACCAATCTAAGTCCCGCAGCAAGAGGCATTGCTTCCTTTTCCGGGAGAAGATAAACTTCTCCTTCTTTCACTGTCATTTTTTTAGACTTAATTGTCTTTTTAATCCAAAAAAAATACATAATCAGTTCTTTAATCTCTTATTTCTTGCGTTGCGAAAGCTATTGAATGATGCATATTTTCTGCGTCCAAAGAATTCCTCAAATGCTTCCTCGGTCTTTTCATAAGCCTTAGCCTGAGTTTTTATTTCAGGAGAGCCTAAAAACTTATAGAAAAGCTTATCAAATCCCGATGGCTTCAATAAATCCAATAATTCCTTTTCAATTTCTTTAGTCATATTGAGCGAATTCCATATTGGGCATATACATCGTTAGGATCTTTGGTATTATCTTTTGTCATATTTTCCCCAATAGCCATTACAGTTGCAACCATCCCGTCTACCTTGTTCACACTTTTTTGCTTATCTATTTTTATATTCCCGGCCGGATCCTTTTTCAAATCCACATTTGAATTCATCCAGCGCATAACAGGATTACCAAAATGATTAAGCATTTTAGAAATAACCATTTTTTCAAGCTCCTTGGTAGGTGCATCCATGGAAATAAATCCTTGGCGAAACTCGCTTAATGCAATTTCCTCCTTTTGCAAATTCTGAATTACTCCATGGTACGCCCTGGCCGGGTCAAATGCAATGCTTTTTATATCATAAAGTCTGCGAATAGCAAGTATATCTGCGCTTATGGTATCAATATCAATCACATTTCCGGGCGTAGTTTTAATAAATCCTTCAGCAACCCATTGCCTGTAATTCACGCCATCATCTTTCGAATCTAATTTTGCCTCCGGGATCCAGAACCAAACAAGCAGATCTCCGGGAGCTCCGATTTGCGGAAAATAAAGAGCCAGTGCATTTAAATCAACATGCGAGGCTAGGTCAAGAGCTCCATAGCAACTTTTTCCGAGCATATCTTCGGGCTTTTTCTCGGTTATACATGCAATCCACTTTTCATCCGGAATCCAAACGCCCCGGGCGTTGGTCCAGATATTAAGATTTTTAGTAAGAAAATTAGTCCGTTTCGACGGCTGATTAAGCACTTTTTTTAATTCTTCACGCATAAATTGCCGTGAAACGCTTACATCCATGTTCGGATTAGCCTTAATCCATACCTTTTCGTCTTCCCAACTGTCTTCTTTATCGAGAGTAAAAATCATGGTAAAGAGCGTATCGTCCTGGAGAACGCCATCGAGTATCTTAATACATACCTCATGTAATTCGTAACATGGTCCGATCTTTGAAAGTCCTGCAGTCGTGATCACAAGTTGCATCGGTTGAACCCTGGCACCCATTGCTGAAGCCGAATTGTCAAATATTTCGGAGGTTTTGTGAACATGGTATTCGTCAATTATCGAACAATGCGGGTTCTTTCCTTCAAATGTATTCGCATCGGAGCTGAGCGGTTCCAGTTTCGAGAAAGTTGAAAGAATATGAATGTTATGTTCAAATACCGTTACTTGTTTCTTCAATAAAGGGGAAACACTTACCATATTTTTTGCCTCTGTGAAAACGATTTTAGCCTGATCACGGTTTGTTGCCATAGTATATACCTCAGAGCCCGCCTCATTATCGGCAATTAGCATTTCCAATCCAATACCAGCCATCAACGTACTTTTCCCATTCTTTTTAGCCACTTCAATGTATGCAGATCTGAACCTGCGGGACCCGTTGGCCTTCTTCCATCCAAATAAATTCCATATAATAAACTCCTGCCATGGCGAAAGAATGAAGGTTTTGCCGGCAAACTGCCTTCCTTTTGAATGTTTTAAGAATGAAAAGAAACCTATTGCATATATAGCAGCCTTTTTATCGAAGTATAAACCCCTATCCAT